TGCATACCCGTTTCAGGATCAAGTACCTCACCTTCTTTCCATGCCCAAACGTGTCTCTGCAAGGCATCAAAGTACCTGCGTTTTGAATCAGGTACTTTTTTCCAGTTATCACGCTCATACTTTTGAGCACCAAAAGTTAGAACATCAACAGTTGCCTTAAGCGCATAAGGCGGCAGCAAGCCATACTCTAACTTGCCGCCGTCAAACTTGCGACCACCAGTTGTTGCAGTTTGAGAAGCCTTTACAACATCATTAATCATAGTCGACCCGTATATTGAGCAACAGCAGGCATATTACCAGTGAATGCGTAAGTACCGATATGCTGTGTTTTAACCCAAGGACACAAGAAGATTTTTCCACCAATTTTGCGGAACATTTGGCAGAACATATAATCTTCCGATAGATAACGATCTGAACCACCACCTGTCATGCTATCTTTACTATCAATAACTGTATCAAAGTAAGCATGAATGTATCGTGAGCCATCAAAGTTGGCTTGACCAACATGGTCTGGCTTGTAACGAATCATTGGGTATGCATCTTGCATCTTAGTAAACACTTCACGCTTCACAAGCATATAACCTGTACCAATCTCCATAACTTCTAGTGGTTCAGTAACTTGGAATTGTGCAGTACCTTTTACTACATTGAAGACATACTCACCGACCAGATTCTCAAGTTCGCGTGGTTCCATATTTGGATGGTTACGAGCAGCAGCAGCTACATTACCCCAATTGATAGACTTCTTGGGATAAGGACCACCAATAACATCTTTATCAAGGGCTAACATCGCAATTACATCTTGAGGATTGTAGTGAATATCAGAGTCGATAAAGAGTAAGTGTGTGAAGTCTGTAGAGCGGAGAAATTCATCGACCAGATAATTTCGTGCCCGTGTGATAAGTGATTCGTTGAAAAGGAAAGAAAACTTTGTTTCGACACCATAACGTGCCAAGGTTGTTTGTAAATCAAGGCATGATTTGATATACAAGCCGTGTGCCATACCACCATACATTGGTGTAGCTATGAACACTTTATTTTTTTTCAATTCATCAACTTTAACTTGTATTTCCATAATAACTCCATAAAAAAAGAGGAAGTAACACTTATATGTATTACTTCCTCCGCCTAATTACACCATATAATTAGGCAAAAACACGATCACCTTGTTTACGCAGAGCAGCGATACCTGCGGCAATAACTTTCTTGCTAGGGGTACCAAGGCGATAAACAGAAATGGTACGACCATTAGCTAGAGTTTTGCGGTTGGTGTAGATAGCATGACCTTCTTCACGCAGTTCGTTGATACGAGCAGCGACATTGGTAATGCCAAAACGGTGCTGAGCCTGGGCTACAGTAAAGGTATTGTAACCACCAGTTTTGCTCAAAGCTGCCAACATTTTTTCTTTAGCGGATTTACGCATTCAAAAATCTCCATATTAAATTAGTCTCTATACATTGTGATTTTGAGGTGAGACCTGTGCCTCAAAAGTGATACATTATAACACGCCTACAAAGCTAATGTAGGCAAAGGTGTATGTTACGCAGCAAGTGTACCCAATTCTTCTTGTCGAATTTGGCGATACATCGTGGCATCCATAGAACCCATTCTGCTGTTCTCATCTTTATGGCAAACCATACAATTATCAATGGTTGTTTTGCCGCCTTCAGAGTGAGCAACGATATGCCCACCAACAGCATCTTTAATGCTCAAAGTTTTGCCTGTAACCCAGCACTTATTATTTTGTAGACGCAAAACTTGTTCAATCATTTCAGCAGGAAAAACCCTAGACGGATCCAGAAAAACGATACCGCAATCGGTTATATCCATTTCTTCAAGCAACCACTTAACAGAATTTTCTGACCGTTGTTGGTCATCATGTACGCTAAGATATTGACGGAAGCATTCGCAGACTAGGCGAACACCCTTATTATCTTTATGAGTGTCCATGCGAAGGCGAGTTTCATCTTTACCTACAAAACGATCCATCGAACGGCGAATAGAACAGTATAGATCGTTCCAATTATCAACACGGAAACCATTCCGACCAAAGGTTCGAACCAAATAAACATAGAAGCGAGACACCATGGTAAATTCTTGTGTGCCTAGTATTTGGCGTGAGTTAGCTTTTTTGGTTTTAGCATAATTCAACATAAAATCTAAAGCTTCAATGACAATCTTTTGTTGGCGTTTTGCCTCTTGCGGATTGGATGCCCATGAACCAGTATTCTTGTCACCGAATTTGACAAAGGTTTCTTCCATTTCACGGTTAGAACAGGTCAGCCAACTCAAATTTTTTGGAGATTTGGTCAGCATTGTGAGGAAACGGGTAACGAATTCATCATCACGCAGTCGAGTAGATGCAGATTGAAACCAGAATTGTTTGCGATCCTCGGGTGACATATTACGGTACTCAAACAGATTGTGATATTGATTATTCAATCCACGAATCGGTCGAGAAATCTCTCTGACGAATTTGGCAACCAAGTTATCTTCATATGAGTTAAGCATTTCTTGGTGGTTAACATCTGTGGTGATGTTAGTGCGGCGAAAGGTTTCACCAGCTTGTTCATCGGTCATTTCTTCACCATAGATAGTGAAGCGAATTTTATAGGAACCAAACTTGCTTTTCACTTCAGCAGGCAGTTCTTTATAATACATTCCACCAACGCGATGTTCTACGCCATCAATTACGCAGATAGTACCACGATTGGTTTTAAATTTGTTATCAATGAAATCCCGAACAGCACGTTTGCGGTGCCCACCATCAATAGAACGAAAACGATATTCGCCATTGGGAATGGTTCGTAATTTCAATTCACCGAAATCATAACCACGGAGAACGGTATCAATAATACCTTGCCGTTTGGTCATAGATTCAACATCGGGACGCTGACCTACAGGGTCACAATCAATCCGATTTTCTGAAATAGGGTTCAACATACTATAAAAATTGGCAACAGAATACTCTTTTGTAGTCCAAGTAATGCTCATAATTTTCTCCTGAAAAGGTAAAAGTTTCGTTCTAAAAAGAACAATTAAAAACCCGCCCGAAGGCGGGGTAAAACATTAGAATGCAATTTCTTCCGCGGTTGTTGAAACAGGTTGCACCGTTGCGGTGTTAGCCGCATTTTGAGTACCTGCATCAATCTTGGTATACAGGTCGAAGAAACTCAGTTGAGTATACAAAGTTTGATTGCTTTAGTTTTGTTACCGAAGATACCGTAAGTTTCAACGATATGCACCAAACGGCGGGTCGAAATCACTTCATCGCAACCACCATCAGCAAAGGTTTTACGAATAACTTCTGCCCAAGTAACAAGTTTCTCGGCAAATTCTTTATCATCCTTACCAACCGATGCAAGTTCTTTTTCGACAATCTTGCGTTCAACGCGAAGCGGAGGAAATTCTTGTTCCATCGTGGTACGGAAACGCTCAAGAAAGGCTTCGTTCAATACATTGGTAAACATATAACGACCGTCTTCTGAACCTTTACCTTTGGTGTTCGCAGTAGCAAACACGGTAAAACCTTCAGCAGGAACAACCAGTTCACCTTTCTTTTTCAGCATGAACGGTTTGCCTTCTAGAACCCGTTGCAGAGAGGAAAGATTTTGAGCACCGTAGTCAATCTCATCAATACACAGGACTGCACCTTGACGAGCCGCGGTGGTCACAGGACCATCGCGCCATTGCATACTGCCGTCAATCAGAACATAGTTACCAAGCAGGTCAGATTCATCCGTTTCGGGAGTCATAGACACACAAACGAATTTACGTTTTGCTCTGGCACAAGCCTGTTCGATAGACATGGTCTTACCGTTACCAGAATGACCAGAAATGAAAACAGGAAAGAACCGTTTCGATTCTACGATAGCAAGAACATCCGAAAAGTTACCAAACGGAACATAATTCGAATATGCAGCAGGTACCAAGTTGACCGAATCAAGGTCAGTTGATACATTGACGATTTTATCTTTTGATTTTTCCACGGGAGCACTCATAGGAATTACTTTGGCTTGCATATTGCATTCCGCACCAGGTACACGATACAGTCCACGACCAGCACGGTTCTCATCTTGTTTAGTAAAAAATTGAGCGCCTTTCAAACCAATCTCTGAACAGATTTTTTTGACTTCTGCTCGGGTTACAGTAGATTTACCCAACGATTGAAGTGCATCAAAAAATTTCTGTTTCATTTCGCTACGCAACATAATATAAAACTCCTATCACAATGTATAAAGACATTCTAACACAAACCTAGGGCTTTGTCAAGCCCCTAGGCAGCGATTCCTTGCACAAACTTCTGCACCATTGCCCGACTAATGCTTCGCTTCTTATTAGATTGGGTGAATGCAGTTTTCAGGTCACGGATGGATTCTGCATCTTGCGCCAGAAAATCAAAAGAATCTGTTTCTTCAAGATTGATTGGCGATGTGATAAAGAAACCATTGTAACCAGGTTTTTCTATGTCAACATAATTTTCTTTTCTAAATTGTTTGAAAAGTTCCGAAACTTTATCTTCATTTACAACTTCTTCTCTAATGCTTCTTTTGATACCCCTTTCTGATGTTAGAAAGAACGAAAAAATTTTAGAACCAGTTACAAGTTTAAACCATTCAAGAATAGCAATATGCATATCTTCATTGCGTTTGATATGATACTGAAACTTGGTCTTCTCATCTACAATAAAATGGTTGTATAGATTCAAATGCATCGCTATTTCTTGTCCATTAGAACTCAAAAAACTATGCGTCCAATCAGCATCACCATCATGCACGACAACCAGGTTTGTAATGTCTAGGTTATTTTTCCGTTTGAATTCATTCATCACAGTTGCCAAGGCTGCAACAGCTTGAGTCATTGGAGTATTGGACAAATTTTCAGTTGTTGGA